CAATTAAACCAATCTCTTGCTTTCCGTCTTTAACGTATTTAACTGAGCGTAGAGCAAGAACTGTTTCCAACCCATATTGAGAATCAATAATATCAGACTTCAATCTTACGTCAGACGAAGTTTGGAAGGAACCAGAAGTTACTGCAGAGAATGTTACGCTATTGCCAGTACCTAAGTTTTGGTTAATCGTGTAATCACGAATATTATTTGCAGTACCTGCTAGAGTAGCGGTAATAGTACCAGCAGAGAAGTTACCAGAACCATCACGGAAAACTATTGTATTTGCAGTATTTGCAGCTGTAGCATTAGAAGTTACAGTGAATGTTGCACCTTCAGAACTAGCAGAACCTGATAAACCATTACCACTAACTGCACCTGCTGCTACGTAGTTACCTGTAGTATCAGTACCAAAGGCAACCGAATCTGCTACAATTGTGGCAGTTAAAGTTGCATTACCTAAGTTAGTTAGTGTAACTGAACCAGATAAATCTCCAGCAAGAGTAATAACTGGGTTTCTGTTAATTGTTCCGTTAAAAGTTGCATTTCCAGTGAACGTAGAAGCACCAGTTACGGCAAGAGTTCCACCAATAGATGTATTACCAGTAGTATCTGCCACAACAAACGCAGTACCATCAACAGTAATACCTCCGTTAGCAGCTAAAGCACCACTCAAAGTAGTAGCACCAGTAACTGCTAGAGTAGTACTAAATGTACCAGATGTTGAACCTAATCCACCATTATGAGTAGTTGCTCCAGTGAACGTAGAAGCACCAGTAACACCTAATGTAGAACCAACTGTTGCAGCGTTAGTGATAGCAACAGTTGAGTTACGAATAGTAGCAGTACCAGAAGTTCCACCAATAGTTAAAGTAGTTGCGGCACTAGCAACAGTAATAGAAGTTTGTGAAGCATCACTTAAAACAGAAGTAGAAGATAATACTGGAATAGCATTAATTTCAAATGTCTTACCAGTTACTAAGTTGAAATCTTCAGAAGAAGTCCACGCACCAGTAGCGTTAATCCAGTTAAGAGTCTTATCTGTAGCACCTTTAAGAGTAATACCACCACCATCTGCAGTAGTATTAGTAGGTGTTGCTACTGAACCAAGTTCAATATTTTTATCATCAACAGTAATTGTTGTGGCATTAACTGTAGTTGTAGTACCATTAATTGTTAAATCGCCAGTAACAGTTAAGTTATTGCGAACAGTAGTTGTGCCAGAAGTAGCACCGATTGTAAGAGTTGCAGCTGCACCAAAAGCATTAACTGTAGTTGCTGTAGTATTAAATACGTTTTGAGTTGTTTGTGTACCAACTAAAGTGCCAGTGTAATCTTTTAAGTTAGTTCTATTCCACTGACCAACTTGAGTAGTGCCAGTACCAGCAGAATTTTCAGCAAAGAAGTCTAAATCTCCGTTAGATGCACCAGCAGAAGTTTCTGCTTGGATGTATGTAAGAGCATCAACAGATTTAACACCACCAAGAGATGACCAAGCACCAGAAGAATAACCTTCAAATGTAGATTGAGTAGAGTTGTAACGAACCATACCAATCGCTGGAGAAGCTGGTCTCTGAGCAGTTGTACCAACTGGTAGTTTCCAGTGGCTAGTTCCAGTTGCAGTTAAAATATTAAGACCATCTAATGAAGCATTACCTTGACCCAAGTCAATAACAGTAGTACCAATTGTAATGTCAGCAGTCGCCCAAGTTGGAGCGTAACCAGCACCAGCAGAACGTAAGAAAGTTCCAGAAGCACCAGCAGTAATGAATGTTGTTAAATCACTATCCTGTTGAATAACTAACTGACCAGCAGAACCACCTGCTACGTTAGTAGCATAAGTGGCAGTAACAGCAGTACCAGTTTGTAGAGAAGTAGCATTAACCCAAGTAGGTGCAGATGTACCACCAGAGATAAGAACCTGACCAGAAGTACCTGCTGCAGATAATGATAAACCACTATTACCAGAGTATAATACAGCACCTGGAGTAGCAGTTAATGAAGAACCAGTACCACCGTACTGTAATCCAACAGCATTACCCTGCCAAAGAGAACCAGTACTAAGTGTTTTAAACAACATAGTCTGGCTGGCTTGTAGAGTAGCTACAATTGCACCACCACCTGGAGTTGTTCCATCGTGGATACGTAACGTCTTAACGTCAACGTCGTAGGTTAATTCTCCAGCTGCGCCAGTGAACGCATTGTTCTGGGTAGTGGTACCTCTTCTAAACTGTACTTGTGTTGCCATTTAATATTCCTCTTTCGATATATTTATGCTTGTGCTTCTGACCAGAACAAGTTAATACTTACTTTAGCAGTGGCAGATTCAAGGTTTTTAACAACAACAGCAAGAACGTCTGGACCATCTGGGAAGTTACTGTAACCACCAATGGCTGAGTTAGACAATTCTTTCAAGTTAGATAAGTCAATCTCAGCGAAACCATTTGGTTGACCTAGTGTTGAGAAAACCTGTTCCCCTGGAGTCGCTGCGGTAGCACTACTTGTAGAAACCTGAGCAAACGAAGGTTGAGAACCTAATCCTGCAGTATTAACAGATTGCCATGTCAAAGAAGAAGCATCAATGTTACCTGGATTCAACATACCGTAAACCTGAACTGACTTATCGGATTGAATCTGTAATTTTTGTAGTAATAATTGTGAACGATTAATTAGATCGCGATCGCCGAAGTTACCAGCGATAGAGTTAGAAACTGATGGAGCTAGTCTTAAGAAGAAAACTGTTTCACTAGCACCAGAAGCGACTTCGTTAGATAGTGACGGGTAGTTAAAGTAGTAACCACGATCGCTATCGAAACCACCATCCATAATGTAAGAAGAACCCCAGTGGTTAATAACTGGAGCAGCAGTACAAGAGATTAGCGTAACGGAAGTATAACCATTACCAACTGCATGCGATGCAGCTGAACCACCAGTAAAGTTTCTGTTATTTCCGCCAACGAATTGTGAGAAAGTTGCACCACGAGTACAACCTGTTAGTGAATTGCCAGAAATACCAGTAAAGTTAATACACTCATTTTCAATAAGAACTGTTCCACCAGTAGATGGATAACGAGAAGCATCTACAAGTGGAATTGTAGTTTGACTGCTTGTAATAGATTCAGCTAGTCTTCCAATAACAGATTCGTTAATAGCTTGATAACGAACAGCACTGTTACCAGAACGCATATACGCTTCATCGTTTACGTTGTTTTGTTTCATACGATGAGCAAGAATCATATTACCATCACCACCACGACACATAAAGTCGATGAAACCAGCACCGTACCATGAGAATGAAATTCCCATCATTTGCATTTTGTTAAGGTTAATGTTATAACCAGAGATACCAGTGCCGTCTAGTTTATCAATATTAAACTGAGATTGTGGAACACGTTGATCAATAACAGTTGCAATCTTAATACCAGATGACGCATTAATACCACGATACTCTGGGTTAATTGTTAGACTATTATCATTAGCGATAGTACCAACACGATACGTCATACCACGAATAACAATACTATCACCAACTTTTAATTGTTGAGTGAAACGACAATTTGTTCCAGTTACAGCCTGAGAACCTGGATTTACTGATACGAATCCAGATAACTGATATGTAGATGCTCTACGAACAACAGCTAATTCTCTACCATCATATTCCCAGAACAATCCGTTTTGGTCGTCAAATGCACCAACACGAACTGTAGCACCATGCCAGTTTTTAAC